AACGATATCACCGGATTGCCCTATGACAACACCGCTTATATCATTGCCAAAAATGCCAGATAGATTCCTGATCTCCGGGTTATGGGATCCAGAAATAGTGACGGTTACTTTGTCATTTTCCTTAAACATAAAAGACTCCTTTAAATTGATATGGAACATATCCCATAAAGCCCTATATAGGGCATGTCAAGTTAAAAAACGCCTTCCAATTATATGGTTCTTTAAATACGCCCAAAGCCTGAACGGTTGACATACCATCCATACGAAGGTCAACAGCATCGGAGCCATGATAAATACTAATATCCAGGCTAGAATCGCGAACAATAATAAAACAATTCCCGCTGGAATGCCTAGTAAGCCAAGCAACCTGATGGGGGGACAGACTAAGCTTATCAGCGCGTCCCTTTGTAACTTTAAGTTCCATAAAGCTGAACGCACCGCTATCCGAACATAATAGGACATCGGGTACACCGGGGACCGCCCAGGATTCAAGACGCGTGGTTTCAATGTTTCGCCCGGTCTTTTTTAGTCCGTCGCTTATTATTCGCCAAAGCCCTGCCTCTCGATTCTTTAACGCCTCCTTCGGCATCCGGTTCTTCGACTTCTTCGGGCGTAATGTCGATGACTGGTTCAAAAGATTCTCTAATTCGTTCGAGTTCACGCTCTACGTCCTCCCGGCTCATTTGGTCAATAGATCCCGTGCGGATCTCTGACTTACTGACGTAGATATCACCTTGGGCCTGCCCCCGTCTATACTCTGCTTGGACTGCCGCGCTGTACGCGCCGTTCTCCAAAGCTATGTCGCGAATCTTTTGTAAATCCCTGACGTGCTTTTTATAGTTGACGCCATACATCTCATCTAGTTCTTCGCGATACCGTTGAATTTCAGCTACAACGTGAGGGCAATGCTTTGGGCTAGTCATTTCATATGCCCTAGTATGCGCTGACGCTGCTGGATACCCTGATCTAATAGCAGCCTCTCGAAGAGTAATGAGCCCGTCATTACTCACAAGTTCTTTTACAAACTTTTCCTGGCGGCGTGTAAGCTTCCGTTTCGGACCCCGTATATCTTCGTTTTTAACGGGTGTTTTAGATTTTGCCATAAAACTCTCCAAAATGCTGTTTTTCTTTTAAAATCAATGCTGTCCCGCCACTGTCCCACCGTTTTACTTTAAGAAAACGGCGTAAAGTTTATGCGATAAGCCTCATATCAGTTAACCTAAGTTAAGATACACCATACAAAAGGTAAAACAAACTATTTTTAACGGGTATACCGTCCCACGGTTAAAAAATGCCGGGACGGGAGCCGGGACGGAAAAATCGTAAAAACCCTATATAGAACATACAGTTATAAAACTGTCCCACCTGTCCCACCTGTACCGCCTATATTTTGGGACTTTTTATTTTTTTAATTTTACAGAATCCGTACTATAATGGGACAACGGGACACCCGCCCCACTGCATACCGGGCAGAAGAACTCTTCTTCATCACTTTCTGTAGCGTACTTGACCCGGACAAACCCGGTTCCGTTGCAATGTTTACATGGTTCATGGTCCATGATTACCCCTCCTCTAAAGCTATTTGAAAGAACCGTGGGCCGTGGTTAATTATACGTTGAAGACTTCTCTTTGTGTTCCTTCGTAGGACCAGTCTCTATCTTCATTGTGAGGCTGGAAAAACACTTTTTTAATGTCCCAATTAAAATCGGGCAATTGTTGAGATTTTATAAAAACATGGTGAGCGGCTCTTACTTCTCCCATGTCAAAACTACTCTCAGTTTTTTCTCCGTTTACGGTATCGATTATAACGGATGGATACCATGCCTCAATTTTCCAGCCGTGGTGCTCTTCGTCGTAGAACCACGGATCACCGTCTTTTTTCGGAACGTAATTTTTTTCGCGAAACCTGACGGCCCATGAGTTTTTATCTTTTTGAATTTCCATATCTGACTCCTTATCGAAGGCCCACGGCTCATTCAAATAGCTTTCTTATTCACAATGTTCAAGAGCGTGACGAGGGTTTGGCCCCCCGTTCTTTTGATATAAGAATTATCCCATACAAAAGTTAACAAAAGGTTAACAAAACTAAAAAGATTCAAGAAAACTGTGGATAACTTTGTGGGTAAGTAAAAAAGTTGTGGATAACTTTTTATAAAATTTTCTATTTCGGAGCAATCTTGGCGTAGAAGATGTGTGCGCCGATTTGGTCCCGGCGTTCCAGGATCTTGGTCCATGGTGGCTGGACATAGGTTGCGTGGTAGTGTGTCGCGTCTTCGATGCCGACAAGCTTTAGATTACTAGAGAGCAACGTTTTAGCTAGATCTAGAGCCTGATCTAGGGCATCCTCGTCTGTCGCCTCTTCTGGCTTGCCATCGCACCAGTAGCTGAACTGGCATTTATGTTTTATGGGCGTCTTGCCCCAGTAGCGGCCTTGACGGACGACAGCGCACACCGTGTCGGGATAGTCCGGGTGACGCACCCTGTTCTGTATGACCACGCCTACGGCTAACATGCCACGCCACCCCTCGCCCCGCGCTTCAAAGTACATGGCCTCTGCCATGCACCGTTGTGACTCCTCATCAAAGGAGTAGGCAGGCAGTGCCGCGCAGGAAAAGAATAGAGCCGTGGATAATCCCGCCAGTAAAGTTTTCATTGTATGATCTTCTTCGATTTAATGACGGCCTTGGGGATGCTCATCATGCCCTGGTAGTATTTCGCGCCGTCATAACTGCCAGCAACGGTCAGCATGTCTTTGGTTTCGTCAATTAAGAATCCTACCGTTTCGCAGAGGGTGCCGTCCTGTTTGGGTGGGTCATCCCATCCCGCGCCCTGTGACCATGCGTCGAGCCATTTGATAAGATAAATTTTCATCTCTTTAACTGCCTCAAGACTTTCCAGCTTAGTTCAATGAGCGTGGGTGAGTAAACACCGGGGCTGGTAATGACGTGGATGGCTTCCTGCCGCAGGCGGTCCAGGGTGCGTTGGTAGCTGTAAACACCGGGGCTCATTTTCTTAACTGCCAGATAATGTATTCGTCGCCACACTTGCCCGTCTCGGGTTCGCATATCTGCCCTGGAATAGATTCGGCTTTAGGGTTGGGCGGTTGGGGGCTGACATAGTGCCACCTCGCGCCATCTTTCATCTGTTGGATGGCGGTATCAAAAAATTTCTTGTTCTCAACTAAGAAAACAAGCGCCGGGATGGCAAGTAATGCAATCATATCTCTATCTCCTCTATTGGGGTAACCCACTTTAAGACGCCCTCACTGTCGCATAGAGCGCACTGTGTAATTCTCTCTTGGCCTTGGTCATCCTTTTTTCTTAGGAACCCATTGCCAAAACATTCTGGACATACGCCTAATGCGGCGGCTGATTTTTGTTCCATAACATCCTCCTAATTTTCACTCGCTGGTCTTGGTTCTCTCAGGTCTCTGGTTCATTCGTTTAATCTGGTTCTCTCTCGCCCCATGGTTCATTCATACTGCTCCGGTTCTCTCTCGCCCCATGGTTCATTCCGAAGGAATGGTTCTCTCTCTGCATATGGTTCATTCGTACTGCGCTGGTTCTCTTTCGCCCCATGGTTCATTCGTATCTTCTGGTTCTCTTCATTAATCTGATTCATTCTCATTTTCTGGTTCGCTTGGTTATCCTGATTCATTCACACGATCTGTTTCCGTCAGAGGTTTTGATTCATTCCCGATAGATGGTTCTCTCGTTCTGCTTGGTTCATTCTCGACGGATGGTTCTCTCATGCACGTTGACTCACTCGCTCTATGTGGTCTTGTCGAAGACTTTGGTTCATTCGTCTCAAATGGTTCGCTCAGCAATCCTGATTCATTCGCCTTCATTGGTTCTTTCGGGTTCGCGTGGTTCATTCGTAATCGCTGTTTCTATCGACGATCTTGGTTCATTCGTCGCCTGTGGTTCTCTCTGGATTGATAATTCATTCATTGTTTTTGTTTCTATTAAGTGCTCTGGTTCATTTGCTATCACTGGTTCTCTCGTTCATTTTGGTTCATTCAGTGACTGTGGTTCTCTCAAGTGCATTGATTCATTCATTATCGATGGTTCTCTCGGATATACTGATTCATTCATTGCTCCTGGTTCTCTCGGCAAAGTTGATTAGAACGGACACTCCATTTTATGCACATGATCCGCGTGAGCAAAGACATACGGAACGGGTGCAGGTTTGTTGTAATGGTGCTCGTACCATGCCTCGTGCAGATGGCTCAAAAACATCTTGACGGCGTACCGCTTGGCCCGTGCGTGGATATGTGCAGGGGGTAGCTTGCCAGTAGAGTAAGCTTTGTAGGCATCCGTCGTTTTGCCGATGTTGAACTTCTCAAGCTTGGCGGCGGCTTGGTCTGCAAACTCACCGTTCTCATTGCGGATGAGTTCGTCAGCTTTGCGGTCCTTGTACAGGTGGCCGTACACCGCTGTCTCTTTACCAGATACCTTTACGAATGATTCGCCTAGCTTCCAGCAAAGTGTTTTGAGGCTGGCATTGTGCGGACGTTTTGTTCCCTTTTTCCATTCGCTGGTGGGATCTAAACCAGCATACCGCCAGATGGACCCGGCTGTATTGGCCTTTGTTATATCAATGTGGGCCAGGAGCCCTGCTGCGATAACAGGCCCGACGCCGTCTACGCTTCTGATCCGTTGGCCGATAGGATGGCCTGCTGAGTAAACGTCGAGCGCACCTTTGACTTGGTTCTCTAGCACGTGAGATTGCAGACCAAGCCACGTCAGAACGTCATGGGGTTCTTTGTCCATGGACCGTACCTGACCTGCCGCCCGTATGCGGTCATCTTGCATTTGGTAGTAAGAATCTACCAGAAACCTTGCTTCGTTTTCGGTGATGGTGACAGAGGCCTTTTTCATGTCTGACTTCAGCTTCTGTACGGGGGTCAATTCATATGGCTGTTGCATTATTCTTCATCCTCTTCTGTTAGCATAGCCGCTAACACCGCTTGCCTGCGGCGTTCTTCAGCTAATGATATTACGGGTGCTTTGGTAAAGTGCTCTAACTTCTCTATGGCTTTGTCCAGCTTGGGCAAAAGCTCATTGACCGCTTGTCTTAGTTTCTCGCGGTCCACTTTACGTTCAATGTCGTGGGCCTCCGTGTAATCAGCCCACTCACTTAATGATTCGAGACAAGTGGTCACAGATGCAATCAACGTGACGGCGGTCTCTAATTGTTTTTCGGGGGAGGTGTCGGTCATTAGTTAGCCTCCCTTTTGCGTTGCTCTTGAAGCTTTCGGATCTTGTCTTTCCAGATGGCCTTCACCTCTGGATCATGGGCCAAGGACAGAACTTTCTTGCATCGTGCAATGCGTTGCTCTGTCGGTGAGGTAGGAAACATTCCCGTATGCAAAGCGTGGAAGGCTTCCAGAACTCTTTCTATCTCAGTCATGGTTACTTCCACCCCCTGGCTTGAAGTGCTTTTAATGAACGATAATCAAGCGCGTAAAGCCCACTGATTAACTCGTCTTCAAATTCAGATTCTCTTATGGTAAAGACTTCAGGGACTTCTTCTTCTTCGACAATGCAAACAAGGTTGTAGTTGTAAAAAAACTTGCCTTGGCCCATCGGGCAATCTTTAGAAATCAATACCCGGTCAACAATCCGGATTGTACCCCAACCCAAAGAAGATTTATCTTCTCCCTTGTCAGTCAGATTAAACAACGCTCCAATAAACATTTGATAACTCCTTTATGTGAATAGTCCCATATAAATACATACACACAAAAAGCTTGTCAACTATTTTTTATTGGAGTGTGGGAAGGTCCTCTTCGTCATCAAAGAACGGCCAGACTTTTTAGGGTCT